AGTGTTACATTGCGGTTGTAGTCGTCCAAAACACGGTGCTCAACACCATTATGATCAACCCAACGCTGTAACATAAGATTATTCCAGTTATAACCTTTCGTGGTCTTATCGTCAAATGCTTCCAATAGACCAACTTTATTTTTTGTACCTTTCTTGCGAACGCCTGGATAAGCGGAGAAAACATTGTCACTGGTATCACCTCGCATACATTTTTCAAATAACATAAATTGTGGATTAGGTGCAGGCTTAGGCTCACCTGTTTTCTTGTCTACAACAGCCTTGCCCTTATCATCAAAGTATCCTTCATGTGTAATAGTTGTGTTACTAACGCCGTTATACTGCCTTACATTAGGTGCAATTAGTTGTGCAAAGTCACCGTCTGTACTGATAATAACATGATTGTCATTGGGATGATTTTGTACCCAACCTGCAATAAGATCGTCTGCTTCTAGTACAGGATTATGTAGTACAGTGCAGTTAGTTTTGTCGGAAATAAAGTTTTTAAACTCATCAAAGATTTCAAAGAACACTGCATCTTCTTCAGCTTCACGTGGGCTCATTGCGTCACGAGTTTCTTGACGGTTACGCTTGTACGGAGCATAAAAGTCTTTGCGCCAGCTACGTCCTTCTAAGCAGAATACAACATGGTCAGCGTCAAAATCATTCCATGCCTTTTTAATACTATTAAGTGTAATGTGTAGTGCCATACCTACTTTTGTATCGATATCTCCACGTACTACATGACGTGCTCTAAAGAAAGTGTTAAGTGTGTCTACAAGTATATAAGTTGCCATTTTAGTGCCTATGATGGTTACTATTATCTATTATAGTGTACACGAATATATGTATTATGTCAACCATTATGATACAGAACTTTTACCTTTATCTATCGGAACAACATTAATATAACCTGCACCTCTATCTGTATCGATGCCTTCTTCTTCTAACATTTGGTATACAATAGTTTTAAACCAAGCATCCACAATTAGTTCGTTTGTTTCACCACTATAACCTGCATCGAGCAATTGCTCGATAAATTCGTTGTTCCAGTCTAGTTCGAAAAAACCGTTACGAATGTTCTCTGGATTAACCTGTGTATCTAAAACAGCGACCCATGGTTCGCCTTTTTTAGTTGCTTCTTGTTTTTCAATTTCAAGTGCAGCTCTACGATTTTCTTCTGGAGTAAGTTCTTTTTCTTTAACAGGTTCTTCTATAATTTTAGGAGTTACACCTAGCGTTTGTTTTAGTTTATCCCACATCTTTTTCTTCCTTTAAGTATTCCACGCTTTGTGTCATACGTGTTATTGAAAAATACTTAGGGTCATTATAAGTATGTGTACCTTCTGCTCTTAGATCAATATACATACCTTCTTTTTGTAGTACAGCCCAAAGAGCATTTAAATCTTTCAACTGCTTTTTAAAATCATTAACAAGTTTAGTTACTTTTGGGTCCTTCATAATTGTTTCCTTATTTTCTCATATTGTTTTTCAGTAATCTTTTTTGCTTGTAAAACTTCAAGATCTTCTTTGCTAAGTCCCCCAGGCATTTCCGAATAAGCTGATGTGTAGTCTGGGACTGAATCGCCAGCCTCTTTCCATACACGCTTCTGCCACGTCTTTAACGTTGAGACTATATTCTTCCGAACGTCCGCCAAGCGGCATAAGATATACTGGACACTCGATGCCTGCTGCACGATATTCTTCAACAGCTCTATTAACTTCGTCAAAGTCATCCATAGTAGCAACAACAAACTTGAAATACATATCACTGCCATCCACAAGGGAATACTCACGAGCAACGTCAGGCTTAATAGCATCACTCCAAGGTTCGCCTGAAACGGAGAGCTTTGGTGAGCAGCTAAATGTGACTTTAATTCTATCGTTATCGTTGAGATAATTGAAGAAGTCATCATGTAAAGGTTGTGTAGTATTAGTTTCAATTGTGACATTTTTTAAATCAGCCATTTTAGGATGTTCAAACAACTCTACATAAAGTCGTTGCCAAGCTAGTAATGGCTCTCCTCCTGTTAAAATAAGATGTACGTCTTGACCATTGTCCATAGTCCACTTGCCTTCTGGCAGTAAACTAATCAAGTGTTCAACAACTTCGTCTACTTCTGCAAGTTTGTTGAAGTGTTTAAACTCTGGATAGATACTTGCATAAGTATCACAACCTGTATGGATAATAGGCAAGTCTTCAAATTTTTCAGTTGTTTTGTGTACACCTGCGTCAAGCAATGCTTTTACTTCTGCATTGTAACGCTGACCTTCTTTGTGTTGTTCCCAGCGATCTTTTTTAGTGTCAACACCGAAGTTCATACAACGGAAGTTACAACCAAATGTACGTAGGAATACACTGGGTACTCCTACAAACTTCCCTTCACCTTGTACACTATAAAATGCTTCACTGTAACGTAGTTTCATTGTTGGTTTCCTGTTAACTGCTTCATAAGAAGGATAACCTTTTTCAAATACTGGACTTTCAATCATTAGCAAGCAAACTCCTGTTGTAATTTAATATTGTCAAAGAACTCTTTCTTTGTACCAGGATCTGTTTTAAACGCACCTTTTAGTACAGTTGTTTGTGTAAGTGAACTATGTGCCATAATGCCTCTATTTTCACAGCAACCGTGTGTTGCTTGAATGTACACACCTAAGTGATCGGCGCCAGTTGCTTTAGCAATCTCACGAGCAATGTCGTTAGCAAGTTCTTCTTGTAGCGTACCACGTCTAGCACACCATTGTGCAATACGTGTATATTTAGAAAGACCAATTAGTTTAGCACTTGCAATAATACCAATATATGCTACACCAGATACTGGCTGATGGTGATGCGAACAAACACTTTTCAGTTCACTTCGTACAACTAACATACCTTCATAACGATCATCGTCATGATTAGGAAATGCTGTTGCACTTGGAACAGGATCATACCTTCCGCTCATTAATTCATTAAAGTACATTTTAGCAAGACGTTTTGCTGTACCTTGTGAGTTAGGATCGTTGTGTCGATCAATTAGTAGTGTGTCTAGTACACCTTCAAATGCAACAGTTGCTTCTTCGATAAGTTCTTCCTTATCGCCTTTCTGTAGTACTTCTGAAATGTTGTCGCCAGCCCAATAGCGAATGTTTGCATCTTGCAAACGGGCTTTAATTTGTTCTGCTTTGCTCATTTAGTTCTCCGAGTTATAGACGAGGATGTCTATTATGTTGTTATTATATACTTTATTTAGGTTTTTGTCAAGTATATTATGCAAAATATCCATCAATAACTTCTAAAATATCATGATATTTTGCTATTTCCATCATTTCTTTTTCAATCTCATCCATTACATCTCCGTGTTCGCCGATGCCTGCTGGATTGTTTAGTAGAATTTCTACGTTCATTCTGTGCTTTTCAACGTGTCCTAGTGCATGATCTCTCGATGCTTTAAGTAGTTGCTGTCTCATTTTTATAGTTTCCTTTCTCTGGTATCACGTGCCGCACTCCTCCACGAGGATCTTCCATATCACCCTTGCGGCGGGGGATGAGATGTACATGTGGATACATAACAGTTTGACCTGCTTCTTCGCCTATATTTTGACCGATGTTGTAAGCATTGCAATAACCTTTTTGCACCCAGTCATGGCCCCATGCATAGGCTGCTTTGTAGCACTTAGCCAAATGGTCCCAATCTTGTACCTTAGGCACAAAAAGAACATGTCCTTCGGTTACAGGAAAGCCGTCTTTAAATACAGTATATTCTTTGGTATCTATTAGTATGTCCTTCCAAGGTACTTCGTTAAACTGCATAAAACTCTTCCTCAATGTATCTTTTTAATTCGTGATCACCTACATTTTCAGGTAGTTCTTTTTTATAAAACAGCCTATAACTATCGCTACCGTATTTTCCAATGCCATATAACTCTGTAGCATCTTCGCCGTCCCAATCTCCAAACTGTTCGCTCATTCTATACAGTCTTTCTGCTCGAACTCGTTTCATTCCTAACGGTGCAATTACTTCTTCAATCTCGTCTCTTGTTGCATGAAGTAATGCAGTGTGCGTTGGCCATTTAGAAAAGAAAACAGGTAGAACAGCCTTTACTTGTTTTCTGCCTGTTTGGTTTAAACACATGACGCCCACCATATGTTGCCAAACATTTTCTACTTGCTGTTGCACCATTAAATCATCTCTCACTGTCCGACATTCTCCCAGGGATAAACTAACCAAACATCTTCTTCTGACTTGTTTACTTCATGCACACTGTAGTCTACAGTGCCGTCAAACTCGCTTGATAAGTTATCTGTAATAGTAGCAAAGCGAACGTTCTTGTGCCATACGCTATCCCAAGTACTTTCTTTTGGTAGACAACTGCTTTGCCAATCCTTTTTTATCCAGTTAAATGTAGCACCAGTATCGTTAATATCATCTACAATAAGAATGTTTTTGCGTTTGCTTAGGTCCCAACGAGTTTTATAAATTTCACGATCTTCTTCGTTTACATAACCAAAAGCATCTTCGCTCATCCAACAGTTACTTTCGCAACCGTTGTCATCTCCGGTATCACGTAAACTAACCTTTAGTGCTTCTCCACGCACATTTAACATATTAGATAAAATAGTTGCAGGAACATTGCCGCCTCGTGTAATACCTACAATGTAGTCAGGCTTCCAATTGTCATTATACATTTGCAGTGCAATGTTTAGGCAAGCACGTTCTATGTCCTGCCACGAATAGTAATGTTTCTTAATCATTTCAATGCCTCAAAGGTTTTGTATTTTTCAAGTTGTTCTTCGTAAGCATCCTTTAGTTCTTTTAGTTTAGGATACTTTGCTTCCATATCTACATCACGCTTTAATAATAACAGAGAATCACGCATTTCGTCAAGTTCTTTTAGTATGTCTCTACCTTGTACAATAGCCCGACCCTCTACAGTAAGAGAGTGTTCTACAGGAAATATGCTTTCAATATGATCACGCATCGTCTTTGGCTCCGCGGGCAAGGTACTGCTCGTTATGGATCCATTCTCCGTCTTTGAGGAATCCCCATTCAGTGGCTTTCTTGCCCATGAAGAAAAGACTCCAGCAAGGGATTTCATTACCATGTTCATCTCTTTCTAATTCTAAATAGTGCAAGTCACTGGCTTTGCGATAACGGAAGTGACCAGGTCCTCTCCAGTAGCGTCCTTGAGGAGTATTCTCCCAGTAGCCACCTTTTAGGATAAGTGTAGCATATGACCAAGGATGATCGTGCAGTGTGGGCTCATCACTTAGCAATACTTTGTGTAGTGTGATGTTAAACGGAAACTGCTTTCTATCTTTGAGAAAAACGTAATAACGGACTAGATAAGGAACATCGCTATCACGCTCTGTGATAACACGTCTACGTCCTAGTTTGTCCATAATCTTAGAAAGGAATGTCATCGTCAATCTCTCCTGCCTTTATCTTTCCTTCATAATCTTGTTGCACCATATCGTACACTGATTTAAAATTACGCCAAACCTTTTCTAATGCTGGATATTGTTTACACATTTTTTCAACTTCACTAGGCCAAATACCATCTTCACCTGTTAAGTTCCAAGTATGGCTATCATAACTTACTTCTGATGTATTAATTGTAAATGTACCGTCGTTAAGATATGAAGTATCGATTGTAATGTCTTCACCGCTTACATAATCATCTATATTAATAGTAATTGTATCAGTTTTTGATTGCGTCATACAGTGCCGCTCCACTAAAAAATTCTTTGTTTAGTTTAGTTCTTTGTTTTTCTAAACTGACGAGATAGTCATTATAGTTTTCCATGTAGTCGCGAATCTTAGCAACAAGTTCGCCACGATACTTAATATATGAACCCCAGTCTTCAGTCCATTTGCTAGGATACTTAAACTCTGGTAATGCCATTTCTGTATAGCTCAGTCTATCTGGCACCATAGGAATAGCATCTACAAGTGCGCCTTCGTACCAACTAATGCCTAGTGTTTCTTGTAAATTAGCTGAGAACACCATCTTTGCTTCACCTAGCAAGTTATGATATTCGTTCTTTGTAAGCGAACGCTCTTGACAAACTACAAACTCATATTCAGAGAGATGATGAGATAAATCACGGAAGATTTCAACTTGTTTTTCAGGAGCAATACGATGCGGAAACAAGATAAGGTTACGCTTGTCCATGCCACTGTAAGTAACAAGCGATTCTTTCAAATACTCCATAGGCCATCCTACACGTTTTATACTATCGTCTGCCCATACTTCGCTATAGTCAGGTACAAATACGTCTTTAAACATATCAATATGAAAGTCTGTAGCAAAGAAGTTATCATCGTAACATTGGAACATTGACATTTCTGCATGACGTACCCAACGAGCATCGCCTATTAGTCGTCCAAGAAAGTCTTGAGGATCATAGCTGCCAGCATGCCAGAGACCGCCGACATTAATATCTGTGCCAAGAAGGCTAGCCATGTATCGTAACTGAATAACGGTAGGGTTCCAAGCATCAGTGTAAAGGAAATAGTCCCCACTATTAATTTTGCCGTCGCAGAAGAGTCGACCAATCTGCTCAAGCTGATTAGACTTGTAAACATTTGTACCTCCAAAATTGAGAAACGCCCCAGGTGTTGTAGCCTGCGGCGCCTCTCCTCCACTTATTACAACAACTTTTTCATTCGTAGCTCGTTGCAGTTGACGCGGAAGGTGTTCTTTCCACTGCTTTGTATAGCGTGTGTCAACTGCTTCAATGTCTACGATGTAAATAGTCATTAATTTCTCCGATTATTAAATTTGCGTCCTGCATTGCGAGCTTTTGCTCGCATCCATCCTTGCCATTTTTGATAGGCTTCCCAATTAGGGTCGTCCTTGTTATACAAAGCTTTTTCATCAAAAACTTTGCCTTCGAAGCGACAATAGTCGCGATACTTATCTAAGTCGTTAAACACTTTAGTATATGCTTCACGATTAAATTCGATTGCCATTTTATTCTTCCTTTAATAGCATTAATTTGGTTTAGGATAAAAGATTGAACAGCCATTTTCATTATCTTCAGCTACGCTGATCTCTACAAAGCGGCCGGGATACTTTGCAGAAATTTCATTGTACAAGTCATCTGCGATCATCTCACAGCTCTTGTGATTTAACTCTAGTACGCCTTCAACGTCATAGAGTCGTTGCATCCAGCGTTTAAACTGAATGAACTCAATATCGCGATCGTTATGAAATACTTCAATACGAACACGAAAGTGAAAGATATGGCGATGTGGAATACCAAGGAATGATACATCATCCCAATCGCCTGTTGCTAGTGCAGGGTCTTTGTCAGCACCTGGATACATATGTACACCTTCTTTTGCAAAGGTAACCCAAATACTGCGTTCTGCTTTACGCATTACATTGTCTTGCGCCATTTTAAAATCTTCTTCTCTCATTCTACGTGCCATATAATCGTGGTAGCGTTCTTGCATTGTCTTTATAGTATACTTTCATTCTATAACTTTGTCAAGGCCATATTTCGTCCAATCCGTAAATTTATTACGGTCCATTAGATCATGTAGGCTGTGACACCAAACACCTGGATTGGTTGCGTTAAAATCCTTATCATCCAATTTAATCATGGTGTTATAATTATACTGTTTGATGTAAGGAAGGGGAATACGAATCTGCGGAATAAAATTATCGCACTCAATCATACGACTTTCAAGCAGTGCTTCCGCATGACTGTAAGGAAGATCTAAACTACAAAGAATTCCCTTGTCAAGGAATGTCATAACCAGTTCTTCCCATTCGTCCCATGCATCTGCATCTTTTGGAAAGTTTACTCCTGGGTTGAAACTGTGATTAGCACCAAAGAAGATATGTTCACACTCTTCGTCAATAAAATGTTTTTCAATTAGATAGACGTCTTGTACACCAGTTACAAATAAAGTTTTCTTTCCAATAGCAGGAGTCTTTTCAACTTCTACACCTGTAAAGAAGATAATATCTTCTGCTACACCTGTTTCGTAATCTCGTTTCATCCTAGTGCCTTTAGTTCTGTTTCAAGTCTGTGAATTTCATCTTTAAGCCAAAGTTTTTGGGTTTTTTTACGGTTAATTGCACCGTCGTCTTCCCATTTATTATACATGTCTTTTATCTCGTCGTCAAGCTTTCTATGACGTTTATATAACTCTTGTAGATAATTTGCAATTTTATTGTGCTTCTCCGTGAAGTTGCTCATCTTCAAGTTCCTCTAATTTAGTTTCATCAAGCTCGTTTTCATCGACAGTATCACTTTCATCGACTTCAAATAAATTATCAAAAAATGTGCTTGCATTTACAGTCTTTTTACCAACTGCACCCCTAGTACCAGGAATAGCCATCCAAAAACGGCTATGCTCGTCGACAAGTGCTAGTGCCTTGTCTTTGTCGTCTGTTGCAAATATTTCTTCCACAACATCTCTAAAAAATACCCTGTCAAATTGCTCTTGAACAAGCATGCGCGGAACGCATCCATTGTCGTATTGTCTGTTTGCTTCTTGTACTGCATTAATGTGACTCCATACATTATGACCCATTTGGATAGCGTAGGAAAAACTATCCCAAGACGTTTTGCCCTCTTTACCTATTTTGTTTAGGTCTCCTGGAGCATACGTACAAACGTCTGATACTTTGAGTTCGGCAGTAATGGGACTGTCTTCAAAGTTTTTAAATATCCCATCTGATATAACAGCATCTCTAAACAAGCGTTGATCTGTAGCATATTTCTTATTGTCAACTGACGGCACCATACGATACGTCCATTTGCTTCGGTCTTCAGTCTCATTCTGAATGTAGATTTGTCCATTCGCGGTTGCCAAGAAAGGACTAGCACAGTCAAAAGTAATAGTATAGTTTTCATTATGATGTTTCCGTACTGCTCGTTGAATATCAGTTAGTAGTGTAGCCCACTCTAGTTTGCTTGTACCTAGGAAGTGCATAAAGTCTTGCACACCTTTTTCAAGTAAACCGTCATAGCGTAGTGCAATCAATCTTTTAAGTACAAGATGTACATCGCACATATTCTGACCACCCATTGACCACCCATTAAAATGTTCATTTGGATATTGTTTAGGATCACTGTACTTCTTCATACGCTGATACCAATCTTCTGCGTCAGCGTGATTTTCACCTTGTAGAACGTTTAAAAATTTACAGTTGCCGTTGCGGTTACGAATAAACCAATCGTTGTTAATGTAAGTACCTTGTACTGCTTCCATGTAACTAGTGATACCAGTTGCTTTTTGTCCTGCAGGCGAACGTGCTACCCACGCAGGAATATCAAGGATCATACCATAGTCCATATAAGCATCCATCCACGTAAGCACCTGCTCACGTTTCTTTTGTGCTTTTGGACAGCTAGGATCTTTCCAATCACCTTCCCAAACGCCTTTACCAATCTGGAAGCCGCCTGAGTCGCCTAGTATCCAACTGTTGTTACGATCTCTGTTACGCACCATATCTTCTTTTGGAGCATGCTTGTTTACATCAAGATCGGCATGACCTGCAGAGTAAAGTGTCCAGTGATAATTAAACAATCCATCCTGCTTATTTAGGTAGTTAAGACTTTCAACACCATTTGTAAAATTTGAAGGAATACGTGCAGGATCTACATAGTTATCAAAACGTTGTTTACCTACGTAAGTGGCATAAAAGCCACTTAACGCAGGAAGAAAAACAGCATAATCTTTTTGTGTTGCAGTTAAGTCTCTATTCATTACTTACTCTGAGCTGGAAGAATATAAGCGTATTTTGCCATACCCGAATCTACTGAAATTTGCATTGCACCTTGATCTGAAATACTCATAGTTAAATCACCATCTAGATTTAAGATACTTTGTACTTGTGCTACTGGCCAACTCCAGGTGTGTTGTAAACTTCCCTCAACACCGTGTTGAAAAATAAACTCGCCTGCGTGTGTGCTTGCATCACCAAAGCTAAACACTAGATTGCCATCTTCTGTTTTTACTTTGAAAACAGTTTCTTCTGAATGTGCTGCACTTTGTAATTTCATACGTGCAATAGATGCTACGCTTGGTGTAAAACTTACATTCCAATTTGCACCTTTGAACTTAACAGTTTTAAGTTTTTCCTCAATGATTGCTTTGTTCATAAAGCGATAATCATTCTGAAAATCACCTGCGGCATTTTCAAAGTGAATGTGTGTCGGAACTGTTTCACCATTACGTTCTGCTTCGACAACTTCAATCTTTGCGTCCTTTTGGTACTCAGGATTTTTTAAATGCAAATTTAGTTTGTCTAAGTTAGGCATACCAAATGTGCCTTTAAACTCTTGTATTGATGAGTGTGTTTGTGCTGATAAAATAACAGAACGATCTTCTGCCATTGAGTCAATTTGTGTGCCTTCTTCGTTGCTAACTTTAACCAAACTAAGAAATCCTAGTGAGTGTGTATGTGCAACAATATCTTGTAAAATGTCTTTCATGTGACTGTTTCTCCATTGAATAAAGTTATTATATTGTCTAAGCCTTTGTTTGTCAAGAACTTTTCTACTGTATATTTAGGTTTAAAGCCTAGTGCCTTCATTTTTTCTGTATTAGCGCAAGTCCATTCTCGCTCTCCTGGGGTATTTAGACGCACCGGCAAATCAGGTGCTAAGTCTTGGATCCTAACAGGATGCCCCGTACCAATATCAACCACTCCGTTTACATGTGTTTTTCTAATTAGTATTTCGATTGCATCTAGAACATCTTCAATATGTATAAAATCTCTATAATGTCTGGTAACATATTCTAATTTACCATTTTTTAATTTATTAAAGAACATGTTTTCTCTAGGACAATTATCGGAATACACTGTATGAAAACGCATACCTAGTGTATTTGGATAACGCTCCCCTAGTTCTTCAAGTATGTATTTACTAGCCGCATAAGGGTTCAAATCGGGCTCGTATGCGCTCGAACTGCTCGCATACAGTATACGTGTATCAGGATAGCGTTCAAACAGTCTGCGGCTTGCTTCTACATTGTTAAACCAGTACCCTGCAGGATCTTTTAAACTTTCACGTACACCACTTTTACCTGCTAGATGTATAATTAGATCAAACTCTTCTTTTAAATCACATGTGAGCAAGTCTTGTGTTTGGTTTAGCTTATCTCTATCCCAACCGTCAATTAAGTCAATACCTATTACTTGATTGTTCTTTTTTAATCTTTTTAGTAATGCAGAGCCTATAAAGCCTCTATGTCCTGTTAGTAAAATCTTCAATTTGCTATTCCTTGTTCTTGGAACCATTGCAGATATTCTAAAGTGTTACCCCAGTGAGATATAGCTCTGTGATGATGTACAATTTTTGCTAATGGATAGTCATTACCGCCTTCATCCATAGAGTCTCCAAAAAACCATAAAACATCTTCCGGATCAAAATCTTTTTTAATTTGACTTTTGTCCATTCCTTTTGGACTTATATCTAGTCCTGTTTCTCCGCCTACTTTTGCATCGAGTTCTGTAAAGATTAAATTAAAGTTATGTGCAATGAGATCACGCTCGTTATATTCTGTGTCCCACGTAACATATTTTGCACGTTCTATTTTATCTGCGTTACGTCCTACAATACTAAAGTTACACATAC